TGTCTTTTGATAGCTGTTCAGCCTGTTTCTGATTTGTCTGTATTTCTTCTTTTCTACCTACAATTTCATATTCATTGTTCTTCTTGCTTTCTTCAATGTTTTGCTTTTGCATCTGAATCTTCTCAGACACAAGTTCCATTGCATACTTGTTTCTTGTAGTTGTATCTTTAATTGCCGACATGCGTTCTTTGATTAGACCATTCATTGCAGTAAAGATTTGAATATCCAACAATTCTTCAATGATTGTTCTACGGTCAGCAGGAGTCAACTGCATGAATGGAACAAAGGATGCTGAACCAAGGATGACAATTTGCGTAAATGACTTGTAATTAAATTTGAGAATAGATTTCTCTAGAAAGTCTTGGTAGTCTTTCGCCTTGGCATCCTGGTTCAGCAAAGTACCATTAAGATAAATTTCAAATGTATTAGGTTTGATACCACGAATGACCTTGTATTGTTTTTTGCCAATAGAAAATTCAATCTCTACTACGGCATCAGAGTTGTTAATTGAGTTTACAAGGTTTGGTTTGTTAATCTTACGAAATGGTTTACCAAACAACACAAAGCACAGTGCATCCAGAATTGTGGACTTGCCTGCGCCGTTGTTACCAATAATCAAGGTGTTGGGAGATTTGTCTAGTTTGATTTCAGTAAAAGAGTTACCGGTACTTAACAAATTCTTCCAACGAATAGTTTGAAACTTTATCATACCTGTTCTAAATTCAGGGCTTCCACATACAATTCACGCATCATAGTTTTTAACCTGTTATTATCAATGCCATCGTTTTGGATTGTATCCACATATTTGTTAATAATGGTTACAGTATCTTCGGCTTCATCAATTCTATCATCATTATCATCATCTGTCAAGTCTAATGCATCTTCAACAATGGTAATATCAAGCGGATTAAGACCATATATCTTATTCATAAACTGGTCAAACAGATATGGATTAGTTTTGTTTACTACCACAACTTTAACATAAACACCAGCACATGCACTTAGGTCTTTGTTTAGAACTTCTTTGATTTCTTGGTTCTTATCATCATAGACTATTCTATGAAACATAGTGTTAGGATTTTGTATAAACCCCAAGTCATAGGAATCCAAGTCAAAGAGGTGAAAACCACGAGGATCCGAATAGTCTTGCCAGGTAAGTTCGTATGGGTTTCCAAGATAGTGAATATTCCCATCACTAGACTTATGGTGATAATGACCGCTAAAAGTAACATCAAAACGCTTAAAAACATTTCTATCCAATCCTTCTTCTGAAGTCATACCACGATGCATGACAAAACCTGCAATTTCAAAATGACCCATACACACTTTAGCTGTGGTATTGTTCATTTCGTCCATACATTGTTGGTAGTTCTCAGCACAAATCCAAGGTACCATACAAATATCATTACCATCTACGTTAATTGTTTGTGGTGAATCAATAACTGTAATGTTGTCATACTCACGCAACAACAAGTCTACTGAATTAACGTCATTAGTGTTTTTGAAATAAGTATCATGATTGCCAGCCAACATGTATACTTGAATATTCTTTTCTGCAAGCACATCGAAGAACATCTCCTTTGTTCGTTTTAGAGAATAAAAATTAACGTACTTACGTCTATCAAAAGTATCACCAAGTATAAGCAAAGTGGTAATGCCACAATTATCCAAAGTAGTAAAAAAAGTGTCTCTATAAAACTTCTCATAGTAATCTAAGAAATGAACAGAATCATTTCGTGCTCCAAAGTGGGTATCTGTTATCAATGCAACTTTCATAATCTCATTCTAAAAAGTTTTCAATGCCCTTAGGTTTCTTTACGGCTGCCTTCTTGTCATCTTTCTTTTTCTGTTGGCCATCTTCATAATTTTCAATGAATTCGGCAATGTTGTCATACAGTTCAAACTGTCTGTTGCCACCACCTTCTGTTTCCAACATTTCAAACTCGTCTAAGATGCCAAGTTGTTCCGTAGATTTGTACTTCACATAGAGTTGTTTTTTCTCTTTTTGAATCCTACGCAGGAACGCATAATATATGATTTGCGTGAAATAGGCAAATGGATTCTTTGACTTAGTAGGATCAAAGTTCTCAAAGTACATTAAGCAGTTTTCAATACCATCTCCTATCATATCTTCTCTGTGAGGATAATTTATGAAATTGGGTTTATGTGATAGACCCTCTGCAATCTTCATCCAACATTCACCAATATAATTTGGTATTGGTTCATTGGGATTGGTAAGTTTACGTTCTTTGTAAGCAATCAATGCTTGTAGAAAGTCTGCGTTGTTAATGTAATGTTTAGTACTCATTCAAATATACCATAATTTTTGTTGACAAAAGACTTGACAAGTGTTAAAGTCTCGGTGTTGACCATTGAAATCAATGAATTGTTTTTTCTTCTGGTTCCATTTCATTAAATGCCTGGACAATTAATGATTTGATTTTATCATTTAGTTCTGATTGGACTTCCTTCTCAAAACCATCCTCTGCATCCATCCTAATAAGATTATCCACAGAGTTCTCATAATATTCAGCAAAGTCATCACTTGGTGTTGTGATGAACAAGATATCTTTGCTAGTTAGAATAACTTCATTCTTTTCTACCAATTGAACTGGTAAAAAGAAACTAAGAATGATATGCGAGGTCATGCCTCGGTCTGTTACATCATATACCATAGGGTTGGTCAATAGGTAGTGACCTTCCATAATTTCTTCAGTGGTGCTGATGATATCACTTCCATTTTGTAGTCGGACAAGTTTTACATTGGTCATTTTTTTAGTCCTATCTTATAAGTTTTGAATGGAAACTTCTCTTCCGTATATATCTTCACCCGTTCCACAAAGTGTCGCAAAGTAAAATTCATGTGTTTTCCGACCCGCATATCGTCCGCAATGTCATAGAGAGTTGCTTGGTCTTTTCCCGTAGACTGTCGCAATCCTCGTCCAATGCTTTGTAAATTTCTAACACGACTTTTGCTTGGGCTTGCAAAGATAATATTATGTAAGTTTCTAATATTAATACCAGTACTAAAAGTACCATAAGAAGCGACAACGATTGCATCATTTTCTATCTCCATAATTCTTCTGATTTCTTCTCTGTCCGCAGTATCTGTTCCGCCGTGGACAAAGAAAACTTTTCGATTACCTATCTTCTCGGTATTCTTAATAAGATTATAAAGGTTCTTGCCATGTTTATCAACCATTTGATATAATATGAGCGTATTATTGCCTAAACTAACCGCTAGATTTTTAATGAATTTGTTTCTGGCTTCACATGCAATTAGGTATTGAATCTCGGCTTGATAATCTGCTTTCTTCATTTCATCACAAACATCATCAGGATGTTTCAATATCAAGCATTTAATTTCAAACGAAGAAGCAATCTTCTTATCAATCATCTCCTTAGTGGTGATTACTTTCTCCACTGGTCCAAATAAGCCCTCTAATACTAACTTGTGCGTTTTGGTGCCGTCAAGCGTTCCGGTGAGTCCTATGCGATATTTGGTGTTAACACATGCAGTAAGTATTGAAGTTAATGATTGTGCTTTAAATAAATGCGCCTCATCACCAATGATATAATCAAATTGTTCAAAGTATTGAGATGGCATTTTATATAATGACTGCCATGTAGAGATTGTTACAGGTAAATTTGTGTGTTTATCTTTACCTTGGTAAATTTTGTGTACATTTTTTTCAGAATCCCAACCATAGTCTTCAAAATCTTTTGATAGTTGTTCAACCAAAGATGTTGTTGGAACAATAATAAGGCCCTTGAGTTGTTGGTAATCAAAGAGTTGTCTCACCAACATATAGATAATTAAAGATTTACCTGAAGCCGTTGGTGAAATTAACATAGCACGGCGACTTTGCATTGCATGAACGAATGCATTGATTTGGTGGTCGTGAACTTCAAAAGGTAGACCTAGAGTTTCAATAAACTTCTTAGCATGATATAAAGAGAACTCATCTTCTACAAAGTTGTGTGAGAAAGCGTAATCTCTTTCAGTGCAGAATTCTTCAAGGTACTTTAATAGACCAATGTATAACTGGTTTGACCGCAAATCAAACAACCTTATGCGGCCATCCCAGATTCTGTTTCTGAATGCTGGAACAAACTGGTGTCCAGGAACAAAGAATTCAAAAAACTGAGAAAGTTCTTGAGCGATGTGTCTCTCACACTTTACCTTGAGATAAACCTCATTAACTTTAGTTATCTCTAAATGTTCTTTATTGTCCTCCAATGAATCTCTCCCATGAAATATAATCCCGTAATTGCCAGGTTCGTTGTTTGATTTCACCCATGATAGATTCAACCACAGTTACCACTTCTTCATGGTATATCTTCTTCTCTAGTAGTTTTATTAGGTCTTGGTCAGATTCCAAGTAGAATGAAATGTCAGACTTGAGTGTGAAACGGAATGGTTCCCAGCCTTGTTCATCAAGTTCTTCTTGTGACATTTTGCCAGTATAGTATTCCCATTTGAGTTTACGCATACGCAAGTAATCAAAGTTGGCTTTCTTTGAAGCCATCTTATGTTTGATTAGAACATCAATATACTTACTGTGTAGTTTTGGAATTTTTAGGAGTTCTTTGCCCGGTTCTGTTTGGTCAATATCGGCGTCAGATTCCCAGGACTTTAAGATTTCATCAAGTTTGTTCATAATATAAAGTTAAAATTAAGCGTTTGTTATATCAAAATACTCATATCTAAAAACAGCTTCTGCCGTTATAATTGTATCCGCAGATTGTTGTGTGTCAAACTGCACATCAGAAAGAGATACAGGAAACATTCTGTGGAAGTTAATTCTCACTAATGGATTATTTAGTGCACTCATAATAGTGAGTGTGGAATCAGAATAGTAACTTGGTTTTGGATTGTTTGCATTCTGTAATGCATTATAAGTTGCACGGTCATTCAAGTTTGTTGGTGCAGCAATAGCCAAGAACCATTTGTACAACTCTGACCATGATGTAAGGTCTTCATCAATATAAAATGCAACCTTAAATTCATTATAAGACAATTTGTTACCAGCAACAGGAACATCCAAAAATGGTGTATTGAATTCAACATCACCTAATGTTACACCAGGAAGATTTGCTGAATGGCAGAAATACTGAACCGTTGGCAATCTATTAAATGCCAATATAAATTTTGACGGTTGTAGAAAATTGGTATTAGGGGGTGTTCTGTTTAGTGCTGTCATACCTCTATTTATGACAACAAAAAACCGCCCGAAGGCGGTTCTTATTTACTTAATCTGTGTGCTAAATGACACAGGCACATCAACCTTCACTGGTTTTTTGAAAAACTTGTTTAGTATTCTTGTGAATACTTTTTCAAGTAATTCCATAATATAATGTGACATATTATTTAACTTCAACAGTCAAAGATGCTGGAACATCAACAGAAACTTCAGGTGCTGGTGCTGGTGCAGGAGCTGGTGCTGCTGCAACTGCTGCAGCGATTGCTGCTGTGGTTTCTGGTGTTGGTGCAGTACCTGTAGCTGCTGTTACGACTGCTGCAACTGCTTGTGTTGCGGCTTCGGTCGCTTCAGGAGTTACTGCTGGTGCTGCGGCAACTACTGCTTCAACTGCTGCTTGTGCAGCTTCTGGTGTTGCTGCTGGTGCTGCAACAACTGCTGCAGCTGCGTCTGCCGCTGGAGCAGGCGCTGTTTCTGGTGCAGGTGCTGGAGCGGCAATTGTTACTGAACCAGTAACTGCTGCACCTAATGCATTTCCAGATGTATCAACTGTTTGTGCTGTGATAGCAAATTCACCTGGACCAACGTCAGCAAATTCTGCAACGTATGGTGCGGCGGTCAATGTTTGGTCTGGGAAACCAGCCAAAGAAACTTTGATACCTGCGGTTTCTGTACCGGCAGGGAATTGTTGTGCTTGTGCAACAACGGTAACGACTACTGTAGACATAATAACTCCTTTATAAAGTATTGTGGAAAATCCACACAAATATATTTAGGTTGGAACATTGTTTCCAATTCATGACAAACAAATCTTTACACACTTCCATCCTTTGTGTTGTTTCAATATGCCTTGGGAAACTTTGACCATATTTCCTTGGTCTAAACCGTTGATTTATAAAACAAAAAAAGGGAATCTTGCGATTCCCTTTTGAATTGTCACTCTTTTTGGTGACTTTACTATATTTTTACATATAGTTTTAAACCATCACATTAGGTTTTTAACTGCGAACAGTCTAT